CCGCTCTCTGAGCCGCAACTTCTGTCCCTGTTCGACATCCCTCGCGTGCGCGACATCGTGCGCAGAAGCGAAGCCGCAAGGCGCGGGTGGGGCGGCTCCGTGGACCCGCTGTACGATGACGCCGGTGCTTTGCGGCGACTTCCGACGTTCCGAGATGTTGACCGCATCAAGCAAAACCTCGACGAAATTCTGAAGCCGCAGTTCCAGATGGGGCCGCGCCCGGCGGACTCAGTAACCATAGACACGCGAGAGGAGCGCAACATCGTAGACGCCCTGCGTCGGCAGTTGCTTTCCGCCGCAGATGTTTCCCCTGGTGGGGACATCTACTCAAGCGCACGCGCAAGTTACGCCAGCCCAGCACAGGCGCGGGAAGCATTGGAGGCCGGCGCGCAATTCCCGCAGGCATCCCTGCAGGATGTCATCGCCATGACGCGCACGGCATCGCCTGCGCAGCGCAAGTGGTACCAGCGTGGCGTGACCGAGGCGCTGCGCGAAAACATCGAGGGAATGCCGGACATCGTGTCGCAGCCTAATGTTCTGCGCGCCGTAGCGGGCAGCCCCGCCGCGCGCGCGAAGCTTGAGGCGGCCACGCCGGAAAGGAGGCGGGAGGCCCTACAGGGTCGCATAGCCGCCGAGAGAACCGCAGCGCAGACCAATGCATTCCTGCGAGGCAACTCGCAGACCGCTGAAAAGTTGGCAGAGGCGACAGACACGGCGGTCGATACGATGGCTGATGTCGCTACTAGCGGAGTTCTTCAGAATTTGGTGCGCGGGGTTAAGTCTGCATATGACAGGGTGATTTCTGGCGTGAACGAAAACACGCGCGCCGAGATTGCCAGGCAGTTGACCAACTTCGACAACCCGGCGGCGCAGCGCGATTTTTTGAATCGGCTGGCGCGCCTCAAGGCAAAGGGAGATCTTAGGGCGCAAGATGTGGCCGCTACATCCAGATCTATGGCTGCTGGAACGCAGGCCGCCGGTCCCGGCTTGTTAAGCCCAGAGGATTAAGGCTAAACTCGCCGCACCTCAAAAGGGAGGCGATCTCTCGTGCCACCTCGTCGTGACCGCCACGCCCGGCTGCAGATCCCGCGTCGGTTCCAGCTGCACGGCCACGAGGTCACGGTGCGGATCATCCCGCGCACCCGGTGGCCGCACTCGATGGATACCGTCGGGATGTACGACCCGACCCGTCACCGCATCGACCTGCGGGGCGATCTGGGCGACACCGAGCTCCAGCAGGCCTTCTGCCACGAGTGGACGCACGCCCTGCTGTGCGAGATGAACCACCCGCTAAATCACGACGAGGTGTTCGTGGACAATCTGGCGTCCTTGTTGCACCAGTCCAGCACGACATTTTCCACGACTAAAAAATGACCCCTAGGCGGCACCTAATCATCCCCGACGCCCAGATTAGGCCGGGCGCCAACACAGAGCATGTTGACTGGGCGGCGCGAGCAATCGTCGAGTACCAGCCGGATGTCATCGTCTGCATTGGAGACTGGTGGGATTTTCCGTCGCTCAACTCGCACAACGAACCCGGCTCCGAGGAGCTCGAGGGCACCCGGTACCAGGAGGATGTCGAGGCCGGCAACGAGGCATTCCGGCGCCTGTGCGCGCCCATGCAGGCCGAGATTGACCGGCGCATCCGGGGCAAGCGCAAGTACTGGACGCCGCGCAAGGTGTTCGTGCCCGGCAACCACGAGGCCCGCGCCGACCGTGTAGCAAAGCGCGAGCCGAAGTGGCAGGGCACCATCGGCTCGCACAACTGCCAGACGCTAGACTGGGAGCGCCCGAAGTTCCTCGAGATCGTCGAGATCGACGGCATCAAGTATTCCCATTATTTCCCGAATCCGTTCTCGGGGCGCCCCATTGGCGGCACCATCACGAGCCGCCTCGGGCATATCGGGTCGAGTTTCGTGCAGGGCCACCAGCAGGGGTTCCTGTACGGCAGCAAGCAGTACCCCGATCATGTGAAACATGGCCTCGTCTGCGGGCGCTTCTATATTGACCATGAGGGCTATCGGCCCGAGGATGTGCAAAGGGCGGAGTGGTCCGGCATCGTCGTTCTCAACGAGGTGCGCAGCGGAAACTACGACCTGATGCCGCTATCGATGGACTATCTGCGGCGTAAGTTCGGCTGACCGCCGCGCGGCCTAGGCTAACGCTCCCTCGGGTCCACGCCGGCGAGCATTGAGGCGTACCAGAGCATCTTCTTGGCGTCCTGCTCCACGGAATCCTTCAGCCCCAGTCGCCAGTTATATTTTGCCACTTGCCCGCGCAGGTACCCGCGAAACTCCGTCTGCGACAGTTGCGCCTCGATGGCGTCGATGCACTCGATCTCGCCGGCCCTGTAGTGTGCCGGGTTGATGGGGTCGCTCACGTCATTACCTCCACAAGAAGCGCGCAGAACAGCAGGATGCCGATCGCCGCGATGATTGCGTCGCGCAGCAGCCGAAAAAAGGCGTCAAAGTCAGGCGGTTTTTCCATCTTCCCCTCTCTCCGCGAGCGCGGCGTCAAGCACGGTTATCGCAGCCCGAATCGGGCGCAGCGGTTCACACTCATCACAATCCGAATCGCCGCAGTCTGTGTCGGCGAAGCAGACCAGGAAATACAACTCTGAGCGCATCCGCTTAACGACGGCGCGGGGCAGGGTGATGTTGTCGCTCACGGCTGCACCTCCTTGATTTCGTCGTTTCTCATGCGAGATCTCCTTTTAATTTTATAACCATTCCGTAATCGTCGATGCCATCTTGAGGTTCAAAACCGTTTCGCAAGATTGGTCGTTGCAAGAAAATTTTGTAGTTTACATGGTGATGCCAGCGTTTATATTTCCAGATCACCTTCGCGCAATCTGGATGCAGCGCCGCAAGCATTTCGCTTTTGGCCTTGGTTCCTTCGACGGCATAAAATTCGTCCGTGTTGCCGCCGCGCATACCCTGTGTCTCTTTCTTCTCTTGTATAAAAGCGTTGAACTGCACGGTAACAAGCCCGTCCTTCAACACGCGAAGGCAGAGGTCAGTATCTTCGTTGTATCGACCTCGCCATCTATAGGGTATGTCGTTGCGTATCAGTAAGCACGAGTAGACCCGCGTGTTTAGAACATATGGCGGGAAGTAGTATTTCGATGGCAGGAAGAAATCGTACTGCGGACCACCGATGGCTACATTGGAGTACCTGGCGCACCAATCTTCCATCGCGCGGAAAATGGCGCCGCCTCCGACCTTGATTTGCAAATTGTTGTTCATGCGCCGGAATGAGCCGATGTTGTCATCCATCACCCAATGCCAACGGTGTCCGTGCTCTAACGAGTGATCCCATGCAAAATTACGAGCTGGACCTGGGCCTGTTTTCCCGTCATCAAATAACCCGCAAAGCTCGTATTCGGTTTTATATCGTTCCGGCAGCACAAGGCAGCGATCACTTCCCGCCCATTCTGCATACTGATCAAATTGATTTTCCTCAACCACGAGGTGATAGGGAATTTTCAATTCGTCTAGAGCGCGAGCGGTCAGTCGCAGATGGTATTCCCAACGCCCCTTCGACACGATATAAACGGGATGCTTCGGTATCACTTTGTGTCCATATAAATCTTATCGGCTACTCGCCGAAATTTCGCTTCTGGGTGCCAATAACTTTTGCGCTTTGTTCGCCGCTGATTAATCAACTTAAAAAAATCAGCGACATCCTCTTCATTTCTAAAATGAATAGTCACGGAAAAGTACGGCCCTTGGTCCTCTTGTTTGTATTCGGGCATACCTTTCCACAGGCTATCGTCGCTATCAAAAAGATTTTCGGCGATCATGGCCGCACCTCCTTCGGTCCAGAGCACTCGCCCTTGAACATCGCGTGACACCGCCCGCCGCCGTCGAGGCAGTTCGGGTATGCGCACCCGGCACGCTGCCCGCGCAGCAGCTCGAGCTCGGCGCCGTACTCGGCGCAGCGCTCCATCAGTTCCTTACACTTCGCCCGGTACTCTGATTCCGAGTGCGCGCGCGCGAGCCACTCCTTGTCCCAGTCGTCGAGTTCGATGGTCACTCTGAATCCTCCGCGCTGTGCCAGTCGCGCTGGCGCTTCAAGAACGTCGGCCACTTGAGCTCGTCCACCCAGCTGCGATCGTCGATCAGCACCTGGTTGGTGGGCTGCGCCGTGTACCGACCGTTCTCGAGCTGCAGGAAGTAGAACTCCTTGCTCTGCGCCGGCGAGGCGCTGAACGCATCGCCGACCGGCGCGAGCGTGAAGAGGTACATGCCGGCGTGCTCGGCGCCGTCCTGCAGCCGCACCCTCGCATTCATGGAGGAGAGGTACGGATATTCGAGGGTCGTGAACTGCCAGCCGTAGGCGTCCCAAGTCGCGGCCTGCCACGGCTCCCAGGGCGGGGCGTCCTTGACCGCGGCCAACTGATGCAGCGGTACGTTGCGGTACACCGCGCCGCACTCGAGCAGCACATGGCAGCCGAAGGCGCGCCCGGGGAAGCTCGTGAGCCCAAACCAGACCGCCCGCAGCCAGCCGTGGTCGCCGATCGCGTTTGGCTCGACCCAGACATACTGGTGCGTGGGCAGCGGGCCGGCGTGTGTG